ATTCAGGTTGAAGCGGGCGAAATGGGCGATGGAGAAGATGAAACCTATTCTCTGGGTCAACTTGTCGAGGTGGCTAATCACCTTATGGCTTGGTACGCAGGGGAACAACAAGAGGGAGAAGTTATGCCAGAATCAATCGAGTTGTCTGCTGCGGCTGACACGGTAAAAGAGCCTGACACAACCGCCGGATGCGATTGTGATGGCTGCAAGTCTTGTAAGTCTGACGGTGGATGCGATGACAAGATGTGCAAGTCACATCACATGGGCGCAGACAAGTCAGCAACAGTTGAGAAGTGCCTACAATGCGGATGCAACCAAGTTGGTCAGTCACATGGTCTAACAACCGTTCCAGATGTAACTGCACCGGGTCAAATCCCAGTTCAAGCAAATGTATCAACTGCCACAATCGTTACACCTGAGCAAAATGCTGGAAGCATTAAGTCTGTTGAGGGTGACGAAGTTCCTGCTGCCGAAGAGGTCGCAGAGGTTGTAGCCGAAGAGGTTGCAACAGAAGAAGTTTCTGCTGAGGAATCAGCAGAGAAAACCCTGCTTAGTGATGAAGTTGTAAACGCCATCATTGAAAAGGCCGTGTCATTGGCTACGGAATCTGTTAAGGCAGAAGTTGTGCTTGCTAAGGCTGCAATCGAGGCAGCAGAGAGCAAGGCAACTCAGCTTGAAACCGAACTAGCACAGGCTAAATCAGCAGCAGTCGCAGGTGGCCCAAAGCGCTCCGCAATTGCAGCAGGTAAAAACCAAACTAACGATCTGCTTGTAAAGGCAGCCGAATACAACAACAAGGCTGCTGCAACAACAGATTCCCAACTTGCTCAAGGCTACCGAGAAATTGCTAAAAGCCTTCTCGAAGAAGCCTCTAAGAGCGAATAACCGAAAGGAATAACATGGCCGAAATGCCTCGCGCACATGACCTGTTTGCTGATGCGGATTCCGCAAAAGCAGCAGCAGTCCGTATGGATGACTACCAAGCTGCGCTTACAAAGTCATTCTCAGCACCAACATCAACAAACCTCGGAGCAACTGCATCAGTAGACCCTGTTGCTGCTCTTGAGTCACTCGTTGCTAACAAGTCAATCGCTCCTGATGCTCTTGCTTCAGTAACAAACGCACTTGCAACACAACGCCAAGTACAGGCAGATATCGCTAAGGACATCAGCCTTACATCTCCATTGTCATCATCTTTCGCAGCCTTCGACCTCGAAGCACCTGCAAAGCTCTTGACACCACGCCCAACACCTCTTCGTAACAAGATCGCTCGTAAAAAAGGCGTTGGCACAAGCCACCGTGTTAAGCGTATCCTTGGTTACACAGGTACAGGCACAGGTGGAGTAGGAAACATCTTCCCGGGTGTTACCGAAACCACCACAACAACATTTGGTTCAATCGCTTACGAGCGTGGCCCAAAGATCAGCTATGCTGCTGATGATCTCATCCTGCCTTACAACACATACTCACTATCTGACTCAGTTAGCTTCGATGCTAACTTCTCTGGCCTTGGATTCCAAGATCTTCGTCAGCTTTCTTCAACATCAACACTTTACGCAACAATGTTGATGGAAGAGCGTATGCTCCTTATGGCTCGCGGTACTGCAACAGGATACTCAGGTGTTCTTTCTGCTCCAACTGTTACTGCTTCAGCAGTTAACGCAACAGGAACACAGGTTGGACTTGCTGCTTCAACACAGTTCTTCATCTATGTAACTTCTGATGCTGGTGCTTTTGGTGAGTCTGTTGTTTCAACAGTTCAATCTCCAACAACCTCATCTGGTTCACAGGTTATCAACATCACAGTTGGCGCAGTCACAGGCGCTCTTGGTTACAAGGTCTATGTTGGTCTTACAACAGGCGCAACAAACGCAACTTATGTTGGTCGCTTCACAGGTACAACTGCCGTTCTTCAGGGCGCAGCTTCTACCAACACAACTAACAACAACCTCGTTTACTCAACAGGTGGCGCTGCTGCTCCTTCTGCTGATACCTCTGCTTATGCAACAGGTTACGATGGAATCATCCCAACCCTTCTTTCAACAAAGGGTGGATACAACAACGCAGTTAACGCTCAGTTCTCAACAAGCAATCCGGGCGCTGAATACCAGACTGTTTTCTACAACCTCTACAACAATGTTAAGGCTGACCCAGATGAGATTCTCATTAACGGTTCAGACCGCAAGCAGTTGTCAGATGCCATCAAGAACGGCTCAACCGCTAACTACCGTCTAAATCTTACACAAGATGAAACAGGTAATTATGTCGGTGGAGCAACAATCGGTGGACTTCATAACGAAGTTACAGGCAAGCTAGTGGACATCACAGTTCACCCTTGGTTGCCACAGGGCGTTTCTCCTGTTATGTCTTACACATTGCCAATCCCTGATTCAGAAGTTTCTGATTGCTGGGCTGTTTACAATGTTCAGGACTACATGGGTATCCAATGGCCTGTTACACAGTTCTCATACGACTTCAGCACATACTTCCGTGGAACATTCATGGCACAGGCTCCAGCTTGGTCAGGTATCGTTTCAGGAATTGCATCTGCATAACCGTACGAACATTAAGCAAGGCGCATCGAAAGGTGCGCCTTGTCTTACTAAAGGAGAAGGCGCATGACACGATTTATCCCACCATCAGGATTAAAGTCCATCGGTATCGAAACCAAGGATGGCGTGAAAACATTAAAGGCTGGCAAAGACGGCACATTCACCGTCAATGACCCAAAGCTGGCTAAACAACTTAAAAAAGAAGGCTTAGGTATCGCTGGAACTGCTGGCGTTATCGCTAACCCATCCAAGGTGGGCTACACCTGTAATAAATGCGGGTTTGGTTCATTCTTCAAAAAATGTTCAAAGTGCGGAGAGATAAATGGCTAATGCTTATTCAGGTACAACTCACCAGTTCTCCACACCTTACCTAACGCTTACCGAGTACAAGAACGCGCCTACCGCGATTGATCTTGATAACCTAGTATGGAACTCGCAAGACCCAGATGTTCAGGATGCTGAACTCAACAATGTTATTGCCCGCGCAAGCTCTTGGATTGACACCTATTGCAACCAAGTCTTAGCAGCGACTACCGAAACAGAGCAACAACGCACACGCATCCGCGAAGATGGCACAATCCGCTTTCATCCTCGCTACAACCCAGTTATTGCGCTCACATCATTTTCTTACGGCAATCCTAACTACCAGATGATTACAGTTCCCGATTGCTCAAACGCATGGATTGAAGATTCTCAGATTATCTTCCCTTATGCGACTTTCTCTACCTCGTACTCCAATCAGGGGCCGCTTCAGTTTGGCTTCCCAAGCGCGCCTCGCCAAGAAGTGTTTCTCAAATACACCTATGTAAACGGCTACGCCAACACCCTTATCAACACGGCTACCGCAGGGCAATCAAGCCTCACAGTCATAGATGGCACAGGCATCACCGCAGGGCTTACGCTTAAGATTTATGACGGCTTTGATTCAGAGTTTGTCACAGTTGCTAGCACCTACACTTTTGGCTCAACAACCATCCCGCTAGTTAACCCGCTTTCTTATGCACACGCTAACGGCGTATCTATCTCAGCTCTACCGCCAGCAATTAAAGAAGCCGCTATTTTGGTGACTACCTCAATGCTCAAGGTTCGTGGAGATAACTCAATGGTGATGAGCGTTGCTTCTCGCGCTTCTCAAGCCGTAGAAGGCGCACAAGGGCTAGGCACAGAACTCAAGATCGCTCAAAACCTTCTTGCTCCTTATCGCCGGATGCGCTAATGCTTACAGGTCGCGCCGCAGTTCGCTCAACTCTTGCCAACTTTATCGGTCAGCCAAATGTTCAAGGCATCAACCAAGTCTTTACCGCCTTTCCTAAGCGTATTGATTTTCAGGTTAACGCCCTACCTTCTCAGCAATCTCGCGCTGCCGCAGTTATTCACATTGAATCAGAACGCGAAACCCGCTTGGCTATCGGTGGAGCGACATCAGGCATCAAGCAGGTTGATTACACAGTAGTTATCCAAATCTTTCATCATTCTATGGAGCGCGATTCGCAAGATGCCATGAATGACTTTGACACAACGATAGACAACCTCAAAGAGAAGTTGCGCTCAGATCACACATTTGGCGACCCATCTAGCAACCTAGTATGGCAAGGCGCAGAACCCGCTATTGATGTGTCCTACGGCGAGCCTATGTCTAATGACGGCACATCTACCGAAACTTGGGCATCGCTTCGTTTTACCGTTACTCAAATGATTCAAGCTTAAGGAGAAAAATGGCTAAGCATAAATACACGGGAGAGTATGAAGTTACCTTCCCCTCAATCGCAACCGCAGTAAAGCCGGGCGATGTATTTGAAGCACCCGCAGATTTCAAGGCACACAATGTCACACCAGTTAAAACCACCAAGCCAACAGTAGGAGATGAAGAATGACACTAGCCCAAAATTCCGTCAAGAGTTACCTCGGTGTTGCGCTTGAAACCACCAAAGGAACTCCTGTCACCGCAACAAACTTTGTACCAATCACACTCAATAGCTTTAAGCCTGTTGATGTAATTGCGCCTCTCTATGACACAGGTATTCGTGGCTCACTTGTTGAGAACTACAACTATGTTCAGGGTCGCCGTAACACAACAGTTGACTTCGGTGGGCAAGTATTTGCCGACACCGTAGGCTTTTGGGTTGCAGGTATCTTGGGCGATGTTGTTACAACAGGTTCATCAGCTCCTTACACTCATGTTATTGCTCTCAAGAACACAGTCGGCACAACAAGCGATGCTCAGCCAAAGGCTTTGACAATCACCGACTTCTATGGTGCTAACACTCGCCAGTATCCGGGTTGCCAGATCACAGACTTTGGTTTGACCTTTAACGCTGATGGAATGTTGGAATACACCGCTAAGGCAATGGGTTGGGCTTCTGCTACAACAACTGCGCCAACACCTTCTTTCACTAGCGTTCTTCCAACTCAGGTTTGGACAGGTATAGTCACAATCGGCGGTACTCAAGTTGGATACCTTCGCACAGGTACTCTTGATCTTTCTCGCAAGTCTGAGGCTATCTGGGGCGTTTCTAACACACAGAACCCTTACCAAGTATTCCTTGGCAGCCTAACCGCTAAGGGCAAGATGACATTCGTCATGCAAGATGACACCGAACTTACCCGCTACATCACAAACACTCAGCCAGCAATCACCGTGAACTTCTCAACAGGTTCAGGTTCAACTGCTACTGAGTTCCAGTTCACACTCTCAAAGGGTGCTTATGTAACTGGCGCGATTGATCGCTCTGCCGAATATGTCGAAGTAACTGTTGACATTGAAGGTCTTGGCGATACAACGGATGCTGGCGCAACTGGCGGTTACTCACCAGTTAAGTTCACTCTTCAAAATGCGTTTTCGTCAGGCACCTTTCAATAAGCAAAGCCCAAATAGAATCCTAACTGGGGTGACCGCCTTCCTCACCTCAGTTAGGCCTTTTTAATAATCGAAGGCAATAGGGAAGGAAACCTAATGGCTAAAACAATCACACTACCAAGCGGTAACACCGTCACACTACGCGACCCAAGTGAGTTGCGCGTTAAAGATCGCACCAAGGTACTTGCTGCTGCACAAGGTCAAGAAGGCTTACTGCAAACAATGTCCATGCTCGATGGACTTATGGCAGTTCTTATCTCAGCGTGGTCATTTGATTTGATTATTCCGTCAGTTGTTCTCACCTCTCTTGGCGAGTTAACAATGGCTGACTACGATGCTATTGCAGCTGAGGTTTCAACTGCTCAAGATTCACTCTTTCCTGCGCTCGCTCAAACACCAGAAACAGAAGCGAACCCTGATAGCCCTTTCGCCGACTCCAACGCCTAAAGTGGGTGTTGGAAGGTAAGCGCCGAGAAGA